GGAGCTGCCGTAGAAACAAAAAAGCCGTTTACTACTGCCCCCTGTAGGAACCACCATCAGGTGGAAGAGGCATGAGTAAACGGCTTCAGTCGGTCGCTTCCTACGGCAACAGCCCCACTGTACCACAGATTTATCAGGATGCATAGGGGTTGACCCGTTTTTGTTTGCCACTGTCAACATAGTCGTCCTCGTCCCATGCGTCGTCAGGGGGCGGGTCAATGTCCAGCCACCCGGCATCCCGCAGGTAACGCAGGGCCTGCGTGCAGTTGTGGACCAGCATCCCGTTGGCGTAGTAGCAGTGCTCACCCTCCACCGTCAAATCGAACACATGACGCATGGTATGGGTGTTCGTAACTTGTTTTACCAAGGCGGTGCTTTGACTCGGAGTTCTGGCAGGCGGGTGAACAAAACTTCTTCCGCTCAGGAACTTTGGCAATACCGTCAAAGCCGCACCAAATGCATTTGTAAGGGGCCGGGTAGTACGACTTAGGCTTCCCCCAAGTCTTTGCCAGAGAGGCCTTGGCGTGCTCTCTGTGCCATGCCCGGCCCTCGTCTGACCTGTGCCAATCGGCGGAGCTTGCGCGGATCCGGCTGAGGTGCTCAAGTTGCTCTGGCCGTCTGCTGCGCTCAGATGCCTGCGCCCGGTGCTCGTCCCAGTGCTGCTTGCTGGTGACGCAGGCCAAGTTGCCGATGTCGTTGTTGGCCGTGTTGCCGTCAATGTGGTGGACGTGCATGCCCGCAGGGATTGGCCCGTTGTGGTGCTTCCAGACGTCGCGGTGAAGCCGGTGGCCAGCCCTTGCAAAGTATCGGCGGTGCGCAGGGTTATCGCTCTCAGGGTAGCGGTTGTACTTGCGACCGTTGAAGACCACCGACTCGACAACAGCGCCACTTGATTTGAAAGCCATGATGCATCCTTGTAAAGGTATACATTATGGATTGATTGACTCAAGCAGTCAACACGCATCCAACCGTCTTGGGTCATCACCCGGTGCTCTGCCGTGGCCAGCAATCCGTTGACGCTCCAAACTTCTTTAAGCCCGTTGTCATGCACGGCAGTCACCCGCCTCGATCCGGCGGGGGTCATCACCATGTCACCCACCTGCACGTCCTTGATCGCTTTCGTGCCGACAATCATCTGCACTTGGGTCAAGCTATCAACACATGCGTCCACCAAATCATCATGGGTCGTCTCGGGAAACGAGCAGATCTGGCTGACAAAGCCCTCGGCCCAGTCCTTGACGTAGCCCTTGCGGTGATCCGACTCGGGGATCCACACCCGGCCCCGGGCAATGATGTTGCTGACAATGTTCAGCCGCTGCATCTTGTCCGCCCTGCCCGGGTTGTAGGCCCGGACCGGCAGGTGGGCACGCTGGAGGTCTTGGATCAGGGAGATCCCGGCGCTCTTGTCCTCGATCAGCAGCAGGTCAACCCGCTTGCGGTCCTTGCCCTCTCCGAAGACGGTCTCGTACTCCTCGATGACCTTTGGCCGCAGGTCGGGGTACATCATGCGCTCCTGCCAGCAGTCAATCACCATGGCCGCCATAGGGCCATCCTGTGGCTTGAAGCAGCCAAACGTGATGCAGGCGGTCGGGTCGTTCTGCGCCTTCTCGCTGGTGGCAACGTCGTAGGACTGCAGGATGTACTCAAACTTGGGGAACGGCCGGCCGGCAGGCCAGAGCTTGAACATGTCCCGCTTGACGATCCCACCCTCCTCCGGGTCAATAATCTCGGCGTAGATCTCCTGTCGGCCAAGTGTGGTGCCCTCGTAGCTCAAAATCTGCTTGCGGAAGTTCTCCGACAGGTTGGCCAGATTGGTGTAGGTCGAGGCGGTGGTCATCACCACATCGCTGCCCTCCCGGCCTATCAGCTCGATGATCAAGTCTTTAGGGCGGGGCGTGGTGGTGCAGATCATCCGGGTGCGCTTGCCCAGCCGCATGCCGAACTGAATCTGGTCCCACGCCTCTTGTATATAGTCCCACGCCGCCAGCTCGTCGCAATTGTGGACAACAATGCCGTTGGCTATGAACTCGTGCTCACCCTCAACTGTCAGGTTGTACGTCAGCGTGTTGGGCAACCGTTCGACGCTTCTTACCGGGATTTGATTGAAGCGCCACTGCTTTTCGACAGCCGATTGAACAGAGCTTATGGCTTTCTCGAATTTGTTTGTACTCGCCCCCGCACTTAACGCAAGTGACTTGTTTGGGAAACTGGCGGTTGTCTCGCCACCTGTCCAAGCACGGCCTACAGCAGAACCTGCCAACCTTGTTGGCTGATAGTGAAACAAACTCTTTGTTGCATTGAATGCATTGACCAATCTTCGGTGTTCGCAAAGAGGCCAAAGTTTTTCGAGCAGCGTTCTTTTGAGCTTCGCTGTTTGTTGTCCCCATCTTGTGATGTCTCTGATGGTCCGACTTTGACATAAGAGCAAGATTTGAGACGTCGTTGTTTTTGACGTTGTGATCGACGTGATGGACAACAAAGCCTTTCGGAATTGGGCCATGCGCCCGCTCCCAGATGTACCTGTGGAAGTAGCCTCGGCGCTTGTTTTGGTAATGCCCGCTTGGCCTTTTATGCCAAGTGACTCCGTCGTAAATGACGCTCTCCATACAAAATCCCCTGCCTTGATGTTGCCAGCGGGAATCCACTGGTCACCAACAAGTATGGGGTGATCATCGGTTGTGGTCAATACTACCTCACCACAATCGATTGATACCAAGCCAGCGGGATTGCCAGATACGCCAGAAGCCACCACTTTACGAGGGCCATAACGGGTCATGACCGAATCGCCGGGCCGCACAAATTCAATTGCTATCTCGCTCCCATCTGGCAACGCAATCATGGCATTTGGTGGGATACACCAGCCCCCGTGGAATTGTGGACCCCGGAAGCGCTCAGGCTCATATGCGGGTATACCCTTAATCAGACTGCCGTTGTGCAGACGAAGCTCGTGCGCGGTCTTGTTGTAGTCAGCCACCAATGACTTGGGGATCACCGCCAGCAGGCCGGAGTCGCCCTCGAAGCACGTCCCCCGGACGTCAGCCGAGGTAGGTGCAGCTACCAGCCAGCGGGTGCCGGGCTGCTCATAAGCCCACCAAGCTATCTGCTCGGCAGCCGTGCGGGTCTTGCCAGCTCCACGTCCAGCCAGCATCAGCCAGATGGACCACCAGTCTCCGGGCGGCAAAATCTGGTGCTTGTGCTGGGTAGCGAACCAGCTCATCCTCCACGCCCACGCCAATCGGTACTCGGGGCTTGCAGCCGCTAGGTGCCTCTGGACCTCCGGGTCCGAGACGATCTCCGCGATGTCACTCATTAGCCGAGACTTGCCGTTTCAACTCCGCGTTCTTCATGATCGTCGCGAGGAAGTTGTCGGCCTCCACCTGCGCCTCAATCTTGATAGGATTGTTGGGGTCGCCGGCCAGCTCAAGTTTGTCGCCGTACTTTTTAGGCTTGAGCTTCATGGCCGTCCACTTGCGGGCCTCGATGCGCTGTTTCTGGTAGGCCACGTACCCTGAGTCAATCTTGATGTCAATCACCTCACCGTGCTTGTTTAGCACCTCCACAGTCTCGGGCGACTCGTCAGCGATACCAATAATCTCGTCGGCCAGCGTGTCGGCCTGTTCTTCGCGTGCGCGTATGTATTTGTCGCAGAACAAGGGCTGCTCCAGCAACCACCGGTACACAGTCGCCCTGTCTGGCATTCCCTCAGTCTTCACAATTTCCTGCAAGCTCTCACCCTCTGACAGCCTGATGCAGATGAAGTCAGCTATATGTGTGGTGTAGGTTGACTTGCTTGTCCTCTGAGGAGCGCTGACAGGCTGCTTGGCTACCTTACCCTTGGCTTTAGGCTTTTGGGCTGCTGTAGCCCGTTTTGATGGCTTTGCGGCGGTTTCTGGCATGACCTTAATCCTCGTCCGTTAATTTGGGCGTATCGTACCTGATACTTGGTGATTTGTAATCGCTTGGTGTAAAGTGGCAGAACACATTGGCAAAGGCGTTGCCCTCTAGCGGTACTGGTCTGCCGTGCTTCAGGCGGGCGGACTCGTAGAAGACCATCTCGCCGGGTGTCATCAGGATCTGGTGCGGCTCGTAGGCGTGGTCCTCGATTATCAGTGGCCAGTCCTCGCGCACGTCCTGATCAATGTTGATGATGGCACCGAAGATGTGGGTCTCTATCCTGTCCCGGTGGGGCTTGAGCACCGCCTTGTCCTTGTACACACGAATGCCGTACACGTAGGTTGGGTCTACGGCCTTGTCGCTCCATGTTGCCACCAATGGGCTCAGGGTGTCTTGGATCTCTTTGCGGAGCGCGTCCGGCAGCTCAATGGTCGTGCTTGGTTTACTCGAGGACACGCCCGAGATAAAACCCTCGACGTGCTCATCTTTCTCAGTGTTTTTGTTCTCGTTGTAAAAACGCAACATTTTGTCAAACAGTGGCTTGGGCACGGGGAACTTCTGAAACCCTTGGCGGGTGTAATTTGGCAGAAACTCGTGCGGTGCTCTGTGCGGGTTCAGCAGCCTGTCTAACGGCACGCTCGGTGTGTAACCGATCTCTTGCCGTATTGACTCGTACCCGAAGCCATGCCGCAGGAGTATTCCGAAGACGACGTCCGGCTTTACACCGGCGGCCGTGTTGGTTTTGATCCATGCGGTCCAATCCGGGCTGAAGGTCACATAGATCTCCGGATCAATCCCCGGGCTGCTCGCCGTCCTCGGCCTTGTACTGCTCGATCTTGGCTCCGGCCGTGAGCTGGGTTACCAGATCATCTTGAGTCGCTACTCGGACCGTGAAGGTGCTGTTGGCGACGTAACTCAGGGCCTGCTGGCGCAGGTTGGCTTTGACTAGTCGCGCGCCTTGGGCACTGTTGACGATGTAAATTCGTTCTGCCATTTTCTCTCTCCGTATTGTTTGATGTAACCGATTCGCTTTCAATTCGTTAAAACAGGTCAGGGAGCAAGCAGATAACCACCACAAACCCGATAAACATTATAGCAATCAGGACTTTTTCGGTCAATGATTCCTTCATATGTTGCTCTTCTTCAGCTTGGCTTCAATGGATCGGGCAAATTCCATCAGTGCACCATCGTGGTCGGCGGGGATGCTGCTGGGCATCAGGTTCAATATTGTGCTGGCAGTCAGCCCTACCCACGGGCGCTGTGCTGCGGGTGGGGTGGCAAAGTGATCCGCCAATTCCCGCGCCCGGTGTTTATTGATGCCCTCTCGGACTAGGGTAACCACCACCATGTCGCGCCACTGGGTTGGCTCGGCTTGCGGCACTGGCCGTGCCTTCGTACCCCCACAGTCTTTGTAATGACACGCATCACCATCTTGACAAGGGCATCGCGGGTCTTTTCCTATGCATGGCTCCTGCTCTGGCTGCGCCTCCACCCTAGCAACTAGCTCTTGTACCCTTTGGTAAAACTGGATGCGTGACATTTCATCTCGCATTGCCATTTCAAAAGGCATTTTTAAGACGCCGAAAAGCATCGTATCGCTCATATCCCCTCCTTGATGTTGTGGGCGGCTTCGGCGATCCTGAAAATTTGAAAGTGATGCGGAGACAAGACTGGGATTGTGTAGCGCCCAAATTCATCCTTTTCATATCCCATCCACGAAACTTTCTTTGCTTGCACAGCTTTTGTCATTACTTCTTGAATCTGTTCATCCGTCAGCGGCTTGCGCTGCTCTGGCTGTGCTGACTTTTTAGCTACCCACGCAAGTCCAGTGTATGTCGGCTCGTACACGTAGCCAAGTGACTTCAAAATTTCTACCGCTTCGTTTGCAGCGGGTTGATAAAACTTCTGCGCTGGCTCTGCTGGCTGCACTGGTGGGGTGGCAAGACTGCAATCACAAGGCCCAACGGGTAGCGCATCGCCGTTGTGAACAGAGCAATCACTGTCGTGTATATTGCCGTTTTTGCAGGCGGCGCACTGGCAGTGTGTGGTCGCCCCTCGATTGCGCTCCTTTAGTTTGGCTTCTGCCGCAATAAGCAAATCTTCCCAGCCATACTGAGCCGCCGCAAATTTACGCCTATCTTCATCTGTCAGCCCTACCCACGGGCGCTGTGCTGCGGGTGGGGTGGTGTAGACGGGCTCAACCCATCCTTTATGATTTGGGTTGCGTTTGCCCCATTCATCATGGTAGTTTTCGTTGTCATCATAGGTTCGGTAGTCGTACCCGCCTTCACCATCAAACGTGCGCCACGCCACCGGCTCCTGCTCTGGCTGTGCTGCTTTCTTGCCATCGGCAAAACCGCTTTGGTATGAGACCAACAGAGCAGCCTCATACTCTGCAATGTAGACCTGTGCATCGTCATCGTCCAGCTTGGCTTGCGCTGCTTGGCGCTTTGATTCAAATCCAGTCATGTCACATCCTTTACTTCGTAGTCTTTAAACACTGTTCCCTTGCTGGCATTGCCACGCCAACATTCTTTGACCCAGCCTCGTTTGCCAGATTTGTATGTACGCCAGTGACCTCTGGCCTGATGCCTGCGTGGGCTTGCGTGTGTACCGCCGCGAGACTCTGACTGCGGCTTGGGTGGATCAATGATTACCGTGTGCCAGTCATACAACGGCTTCAATCCACGTTTGGCTCTGCTTACGTTGGCCTTGTGGGGTGTGGGGACGTAAGCCTCTACGGGCATATCCAACGATGCGTAAAACATAGCCACAATCGCGCACATCATTGACTGGTCTTGCGGGTCAATTGGCTTGTCAACCTCGCCTGTCTTTGGTTCGCCATTGTCTTCAGCAAACAAAAAAGTCCCAAGGGTTTTGTACCCTGTTGGCTTCATAATCCAACCCGTCACAATGGTTGCCGCTGGTTCAGCCAGCACTGACAGCATAAAGTCACCCTGCGCTGTCTTACCGCACAACATCATGTTTTTGTACGGCGCTGGGTGGAGCAAGTATTTGCGTTGGTCATAGCCAATGTATTCCTTGATCGATCCAGTTACATCAAACCATTGCATCTGAGTTGGGTCAAGGTCAGCCACCGATACCATCTTGATCATTTCTTTGACTAGCGGTGTCATTGCGGCTTCTCCTCGTCTCCAAAGTCCATATCAACAGGGTGCGGCACATCGTCATGCACGATAACTCCATGCTTATCCGCTAGTAAAAACTTACAGCATACAACGCAGTAATATCCTGTCATTTCATACTCCTTCCAATTTCTGCTGCTGCGCGGGTGATGGCGCGGCGGGTTGCTGCGAGGGGGTCAGGATCGTCAAGAAAAGCCCCCATGCCACTGTGAGTCCAGAGTTTTAACTTCACCGCCAGCCGCAGCGCATCGCCATCGTCTTCAATGGGGTTCCACTGGTTAAACTCAATCCGCATCTTTGCTTCTTCCAGACCATAAGCCTTCGCTGCGAGTTCAAGTAGTTCTCTGTCCATATCACATCCCCTCATCGGCCAGTGCTTCGGCCAAGATTAAAAGAAATAATTGTTTCTGCATAGCAGTTGCGTTCATAGTTTTGTCCCAGCAATAACTAAATTCATTTGACCGTGATAAGTAATCGTCAATCGCGGCGAGGCCGTAGTGACCTAGTACGTCGTGTAGGTACGCCTTTTTCGCGATGGTCTCTGCGGCTTTGCGTACCTCCGTGCTAATCGGGCCGTACTGATATTCAAGTTGGTCAGGACTCGCCCCACGGGCGGCAGCGTGTAGTAAGCGGCTCATGTCAAATACCCCGCCATAAAAAATAGTGCCACCAACGCAAGCAGCGCGAGGAAAATGGCAACGGCGGTGTCTAGCCAGCCGTAGGCAAATAAATCTTCAATCTCATCGTCTTTCATTTGGCTTCTCCTTTAGCTATTGCTGCAGTGGTGCGGACATCCCAATCCTTGACAAGATTGCGCGAACTTGACGCCCGAATGATCTTGCGCGACTCTTTCAATACCTTTAGCAACTCCTGATTCGCCTCATGGAGTCGGCGCAGTTCGGCAGCGGCTTCTTCTGTGTCTCGCTGGTGCTTATCACCGGCTGCATATAGGTCAAGTCGGTTAGCCAGCCGCAAGGCTTCTGGTTGTGTTGTCATTTCTGTTCCCTCGCTTTCAACATGGCATCTGCCATTTCGTAGGCAATTGCTGCGACTGTCCCGGTGGTGTTGCCCTGCCATGACGGGTCAACTAAAAGAGCCCCCATCGCTTTGCCAGCAAAGTAATCGCGCAGGGTCATGCCTTTGTCGTTCCAAAGATTACCTGCACCGCCCTCATTGGGAAACGCTGGGCCTCCTGTGCTTGTTGTCATGTCAACTCCTTTAGTTGTGCTTGCAACCGTATATGAAAGCTATCCTCGCCATCGTCACCAGACAGCAGCCAGTCAATGCGCTGTGCATAAACGTAAGCCAGCTTTAGTGCCTTTACAGCCTTCTCAAATTCAACGATGGTTTCTGAGGTGTAGTGCCAACCAATGTCTGAGCCCCATTCATCCTTTTCAGTGCTGTCGTTATTCAGGATGGCAGAGCCAATGCTATCTGCTATGTCCAGCATAACGTGTTGCTTGTAGTCAAAGTGTCCGCCGCTCATTCCCATGCTCCCTCTTCAAACTCGTTTACATGTTCCAGTGCAAAGATCATTAGCTGTTTGATCACACCGGGTGTAATCTTCACATCTGATCCTTCTCCATCAACAAACCTGATCCAATCACCATAAACTTGAAGCTTACGTGCGTTGTCTATCTCTGCCCCGTCAGAACTAAGGTTCATGTCCGATTTCCCCGTGCCGTTGTTGCCCTGTCAAAGGCTCTAGATAAGTCTCTGTTGCGATCTTTGGTGCCGATTGGTATACGGGCCTTGGCAAACAGGTTTGCGTTAGCCTCGGCCTCCTCAAACGATTTAGCAAGCCACACTGCCTCTGAGCGGTGCTTGCGTTTAGCAATCGCCTGCTTGATTTGCAGGTCAGTTGCTTTTTTGGTGACTTCTTCGGAGTCGCTCATGCTGTCACCTCTTGAGCCAAGATGGCTTGCAGGCCAGCCAGCAGTTGCTCTGCCTCTGCACGGGTCATGGTGGCATATGCCGATCCGCCCCGCACCTGCAAGTGCAGCCATGCACCTCCATCATCCCACTCGGAGACGGAAATTTTGGCACCCTCTTGGGTGCTCACGATGGTTTCGATTTCGTTTGTCATTTCGCTATCCTTTTGGTGTTACCGGTCTTGCTGACCGTGATGTTAGTGTAACCGCAAATTACACATCAAGCAATACTTGACTGTTTTTTAAGGTCTTCCATCTTGAGATGGGCCAGCAGTTGCTCGATCGGCTGGGTGATCCGAGGCTCGTGGTTACGCTGTTTGATATACCGCTCGATCTCCACAATGATGTAGTCACACCCGTGGTCGAAGCCTTTGATGTATTCGCTCATGGTGGACTCGTTCACAGGCAATCATGGATGTTTTCACACCACACCTCGCTGATGACAAACGGTGCCTCATCCACCACAAGGTCAATCGCATCCTGTGCGCTCGGTGCCTCAACCTGATGCTCTGAGGTGATGTTCTTTTCGCTTAAGATTTTTACTGTGTAGATCATGGTGTTCTCCTGTGGGGCCGAAGCCCCGTGTGGTTTACTTGATGAGATGGTTAACGTACTTGCTCCACTGGCTGTCAGTAGTCTTGTACTTCTTGATAAACGCCTTGAGCATCCTGATGTCCTTTTGTGCAATCTTGTTGGCGTTTCGGTCGTCACCCATACGCATCTCATCACTGTTGATGTGGCCGTCCTCAAAGTAAGTGGAGAGGCGGTACTCAGCCTCGCTCACAATCTCTGCGTCGGTGTAGTCATCTGGCTCTTTGTTGTCGTCGGCGCAAATGCACTCAAAGGCAAATTGCATTTCAGGGATTGCCGTTGCGGCTTTTACTATTGCTCTCATTTCACTTTCCTTCGCTGTTATGCCCCCAAAGGGGCGTTGGGTTTATTTGCTGGTGACCTTGACAGAGAAAACTGCGGTGGTTTTGGTGTGACGAGCAATCTGCTCGGCAGTAGCACCCAGCTCGGCGAACAGGGCCTTGCTGTCAACCGTAGAGCGGTTGGACTCAGAGTAGGTGGCGCGGAACAGGTCGCCGTCAACAACCTTGTCGCCACCCATGCTGGCGGAATCCTTGATGGCATCCTTGATCAGGTCAGCCTGCTTGGTCAGGGCTGCGATCTGGGCCAACAGGGTGCCGAGGGTGTCGACGTCGTGGGTGATGGTAGTGTTCATGTCGCTGGTCTTTCTGTGTTACCTGACTTGCGGTATTGCTTTGTCAGTGATGCTAGTGTAAGCCCAAATTACACAATACGCCAACTATTTCAAATTATTTTTATAGGGACAAACCCTAATAGGGTTCGGGTGTCGTTTAGCAGGTCGGCTTCGTCGTAGCCGTAGTGCGTGGGGAAGCCCTTTGTGCCGAGCCCGTGGAGGCCCGTCTTGCCCCTGTGATGCTCTGGGCACAGAGGTATGACGTCATAGTGGCTTGCGCGTCTCCCAGCCCCTGTTCCGGCCCTTGGATGATGTATCTCAGCAGGCGTCCCCTCGTACCCCATCCTGCGGCAGACAGCACAACCCAGTTCCGCTACCCGGCTCATGTGCTTTTTCTCAGCCAGCGTTGTCATCTGCTCACGGCGTCAATCTGAGACCTGATCCACTCTGGCCCAAGCCGAATCAGTGCAATCCTCTGGCTCTGGGTCAGCTTGATTGAGTACGTAACCGATAGCGACTCACCTGACCGCTTATTTTGGTCGATACGCTTGTCTCTTCGGTTGTATTTCCGCTCGTGGCTGATGCGCTCGAACTCTTCATCTTCGGTCATATCGTGGCTTTCCCTTCTGCCCTGTTGCTGGCCTCTTGTGAGCGCCAAACTTCGATCCTTGCCTGCGCGGCTATTAGCATCCACCGCAGCTCCTCGCGGATCTCCACGGCCTGCTGTAAGGCCAGCAGGTGATCTTTGTATCGTTGCGACGCATACGCCTCGCGCTCTTGCATGACGGCCGTCTTGTGATCCCTCATTTCGGCCTTGATCATCTCCTCAGCCTTGATCGTCTTGCGTAGCTCTTCCATATAAACCTTGTTGGCCTCGGCCTGCGCGTAAGCTTTGCTCTTGGCAATCATGAAGTCGACCGCAGCTTGAGGATCAATCAGTTTTTCGCTCATGCGCCCTCCAAAAATAATGCGTCGCCGGCCTTGATGGGGAACCAGACGCCCCATGCTACGACCTGCTGGACGTCCATGTGCTCAAGGAACCCGTCAACCGTACCAATCCGGTATTCGGTATCACCGTCCTCGGTCTGGACCTTGGCAATACCAATCTTGCCCTTGCGACCCTCAAACCACTTAACTTTCATCGGTGTCATTCTTTTTCCTTGATCAAAACATCTACACCAGCAGTCGCTGCATACACTTTGCGGACATGACACTCCACGATCTGGCTGTCGTCAACAAAAATAATGCTGTTCATCGCATCACAGATGCTTTTGGCCACGTTGTCCCAATCAGGCTTCTTGCATGGCCACTCAGAGCCGTTCAAACAGGCCTCTACGCGCTTTTTGGGGTATGACTTAGGCACTGATAGCCTAATGTAGATTGCAGCCTCTAGCGCCGTTTCTAGCGGTTTGCTGCTGCCCATTGCCTGCAAAGCGTAAAACCGTACTTGATCTTCGTAGCTGCTTGTTTTGGCGTCGGTGTAGGTTGCAACAAAGTTGCCACGCCGGGCAAACCTTGGCCTGCCTTTGCCATGCGGCGGGCCGGGGACGGTGAACATAATTTGCATCATTGGTTCTGCACCGGGATGCGGTTGACCATGTGCTCGGCTGCAGTTCGAAGGGCGGTACAAACTGTACCCTTGTCCTCAGCGTTGGCCATGTCCAAGAGCATCTGGGCACAGGCCCGGCGCTCGAGGTACATGGCCTGTTTGGTCGTGTGGACAGCGATCAACACAATCTCGGCCTTGGCTTCAGCTAGTGCTTGGTTGAACTCGTTCTGCGTAAAAAGGGTTTTGCCCTGTTCAAAAATGTTCATTTCATTGCCCTAATTTTGGTGTGAATGATTGCAGTGATGCCGGGAAAGTCCTGCTCCAGTTCCTTGAACCGGGCTATCAGGTAATCCCTCCGGCCGTCTTTCAGCGCTTGGTCGCCACCGGCCAGAGCCAGCTCGGCGTAGGTCTGGGTCAATGTCTCCAACCAGTCCAAGCGCAGTTGTGATGTCGGCGGTGGTGTGGTCGTGTCCATCTTTTACCTCGTCAAGCAGTTTGTGAGCTTCAAAGTAGTTCACCACTTTTCTCCAGACTGGTTGTACCAATCGGACACCGGCTTGGACAGGGTTTGCCGGTCTGCCCACTGCTTGTAGGTGGACGTTCCTTCGTTCTTCGGCTTCGCGCCCCACTGGTGGTGGCTGCACTTCGGGGGTGATCCCTCCATCCGGACAGACCACAAGTTCGGACAACCCGGATGCGAGCAATAAAGCTTGTCGTCAGTTTGGACGGGCTCTTCTTTACGAAAATTAGTTAGTGCCATGGTATTTCCCCTCTACGATTTTTGCAAAATTGCTCGGCTTGATGATCCATTCCAAATCGGCGGCAAAAGCCCGCCCGTCCTTCCCGTTGATCTTGCCGACCAGAAAACGGGACTTCTGGATGTGACCAAAAAAGTCATTGAACCAATCCAAGACCGCATCACCGCTGATCGGCTTCTCTTTGCCCAACTCCGCCGCCACCTCGCGCCAGCGCTGTCTCAGGTAACCCTGTCGGACAGCGTTCCACACCTCAACCCGGCGCAGGGTAGGCAACTGCTGGTGGTACAGGTCAATGACTGCTTGGTGCTGACAAGCTGGCAATTTGTCCACAGGTTCACCGTCAGGTGGACAAATATAGGTATCCGTTGTGTTTTGTGTAATGGGTATTGGGTTCTGGGTAATGGGTAATGTGTTATGTGTAGCATTGCCTTCGGACTGCATTCGCAATGCGTTCGCATCCCAACGAGCTTTTGCACTCTCAGAAGCCTTCTGGCTTTTATCGCCAGCCTTGGCAATTTCACGCTGTACACGGTCTGACACCCAGCCTGCTTCAGTGCGAACGAAGAACTCTTGCAATACGATGGCAATGCTTTCGCAATGCGTTCGCATACGAATGTTCCGCGCCACCTCGTTGATTTCTAGTGGAATTGGCTTTTCGTGCAGATAAACCCAGTCCAGCAATCGCCGGTAGGCTAGGTCTTCGAGTTCTGACAGGTGTGCAGTGTGTGACTGATAGTCACCAATATTAAACTGGTAGTAGTGCATTGACAACCTTACGTTCTAGGTCAGCCGTTACTGAGGGTGGGTCTGGCAGGGCGGTAACGAATCGCCTTTTCCCCCGCTAAGGGTAGCCATGCCCAAAATTCTATCATGCCGTTTTTCTTGGCCTGCCGCCTAATTTGCCAGAATTGCGGTTTATCTCAACACGAGATGCATAGGCAGCAATTGCTTTGGCAGCCTTGTCATTGACGTAGCCGTCGTCTGTCTTCCTAAAAAACTCTGCTAGTACAGGGGCTACAACGTCCTCGTCCAGCTTGATGCGCCGTGCTACAAAATTGATGTCAAGCGGCAGGGGCCTCTCGCTGATGTAGTACCAGTCTAGCAGGCGGCGGTACGCTAAGTCCTCGGCATCCGCAAGATGCGCTGTCTCGGCAAGGTAGTCACCGATGTGGAACTTGTACCAGATCACTTCAGGGCCCCAAAAATGTCAGGACGGAGGATCTTGCGCGTCACCTGACCCTTGGTGTACCGCTCAATAGCCACACTCAACTCGGGACTGGCAAAGTGCTTGCCGCTGATCACAAGGCTCATCCACGTCTTGCTCACCCCAAGCTTTCTGGCCATCTCGGCCTTCGCCCCTCGGGGCTTTTCAAGGAAAAATTCAGTCAACGTCATTGGATCTCCTGTGTTTAAGTGCATCATACACAATAAAAAAATATTTTGCAAGGGGGTTGTATTTTTAAATTAAACTTGATACAGTAGCTTCACTTTAACTTGAAAGCGAACGATGCGAACCATCTTAACAGCGATTTTGCGGTTCTTTGTTACCAGCGGGGTCTTTGTGATTCTGTTGGTAAGTTTGGCCTACCTGCTGGTCAAGGACTGACATGAACGAAATTCACGAGCTGATGCTCGAACGAACGCAAATGCTTGAGGCAGCCCTTCGCCGGGCCGTTGATGGCGTTGCTACCCAAGACGACTGGGACATGATCTGCACGGAGTGCGGCGTGCCCAATGCGTCTATTTTTAAACCTGAGACTAGGAGCGATAAATGAGCTTAACAGCGAGAGACAGCGGCGGCGGTAGCTTTACCCCCGTTCCACCCGGGATGCACCTTGCACGGTGCTATCGCATTGTGGACATGGGCACCCAGAAAACTGAGTTCCAAGGGCAGGCCAAGCACCTTCAGAAGGTCATGCTGCAGTTTGAGGTCCACGGCGAGGACGACGCAGGCAAACCCCTGTTGACGGCCAAGGGCGAGCCCATGAGCATCAGCAAGAACTTCACCCTGTCGTTGGCCGAGAAAGCAACGATGCGCAAGGACCTGCAGGCTTGGCGCGGCAAAGAGTTCACACCGGAGGAGCTGAGGGGTTTTGAGCTGAAGAACGTGCTGGGTGCGTGGGCCATGATCACCGCGTCCAAGGCGCTGGGTGGGAACGGCAAGGAGTACACCAACATCGTCTCAATCAACCCAGTGCCTGCGGCAATCAAGAAGGCCGGTATGCCAGAGGGTTTCAACAAGCTGGCCATGTTCGTTATCTCCAACCCTGACATGGAGCTGTTTGAGACCTTTAGCAACGGCCTGAAGGAGAAAATCACGTCATCTCCTGAGTGGCGTGCTCGAGGTCCTGCCCCGCAGCCCGCCCCGCAGCCCGCCCCTGACAGGCCGTCAAGCGGGTTCGATGACATGGATGACGACATACCTTTTAATTAGAACGGGCCTATAATGGTTGCTCCAAAGTCACTGGAGTTCAACATGGCTCGTTCTAAAAGTTGTTTTAAGTGCAATGCCGTCAAGCCTTTGGAGGACTTTTACAAACACCCTCGAATGCTTGACGGACACGTCAACAAATGCAAGGAGTGCAACAAAAATGATGTCACAGCCAATCGGACTAAAAATATTGAAAGGGTACGGGCCTATGACAAGGCGCGTAGCAAAGAGCCAGAGCGCATCAAGGCGGCAGCAGAAATTAACCGCGCATGGAGAGCAGAAGATTTGCGAAGACAAGTGGCTCATTCCAGTGTCGCCAGAGCCGTCCGTAATGGACGGTTGGTTCGACAGCCCTGTTGCCGATGCGGAGAAGCTAAGACAGTCGCTCATCACGAAGATTACGATAAACCGCTTAAGGTTGTCTGGTTGTGCCAACCCTGTCACAAGCAGCGGCACAAAGAACTAAAGCTTTGAAAGGCAACTGGCATGTACACAGAACCACGAAAGCTAGCACGACTTGAAGATCCAAGCACCTCAAAGAAGGCTGCACTTCGAGTCGATGAATTCGCTGACAACCTTTGCGCCAAGATCTACCGTGAGCTTAAACGGGGTGAGGGCACTTTTGAGGATCTTGCAACCCGTCTGAGGTTGCGTCCGGACCAGATCTGGCGACGTCTCCCTGACCTGCAAAAGGCAGGTTTTGCGGAGCCAACAGAGCAAGAAACCGTTGGCCAGACTGGCCGTTTTCAACGAGTATGGAGAGCAATATGAGAGTTTTATCCGTTAGCTGGGACGCAGAACGTGACATCACAAAACTCAAATTCAATGATGAATTTTTGTCTTCTGATTGGACTGTCAGGGCCGATGTTTTGAAAGATCTTCTTTGCGAAATACAGGAAATGTACGACGGGATGCTTTCACCGCAAAGCACAGAGGATTGACATGACCATCACAGCAAAAGAACCACGAGCCAGCGAATCTTCGCACTGGTACACCCGCGACGGGATACCCCGGTACACGGTGATGGGTAAGAACGGCAAGGAGCGCAACACTACGCTCCGCGACGCTCGAACCGAGAGCCTCGTGCCGTCTGTCACCACGGTCCTGAACGTGATGGCCAAGCCTGCGCTGATCCAGTGGCTGCAGAAGCAGGTGCTGCTGGCTGCGCTGACCCTGCCGCGCCGGGAGGAGGAGCCGGAGGAGGACTACATTGACCGGATCATGTCCGACAGCAAGGAGCAGGGCCGATCGGCTGCGGACGCTGGTACGGACATACACGCCTCCATACAGGGCTTTTACGAGGGTGAGGTGATTACCCGTCACGAGGCTCACGTCAAGGGCACTGTGGCCGCTCTAGACGCCCTCTATGGGCATCAGGGCTGGATTGCTGAACGGGCCTTTGGCCACAGCCACGGTTTTGGCGGAAAGTGCGACCTGCACAGCACCGAAGGGGACGGGATTGTGGCCGACGTCAAGACCAAGGAGTTCACAGACCCCGATAAGGTTGATGCTTACGACGACCACCTCATGCAACTGGCGGCCTACCGGGTCGGTCTTGGCATCCCTAAAGCTCGGTGTTCAAACGTGTTCGTCTCGCGCAGCGTCCCGGGGCTCGTAGTCATCAAGCAGTGGGATGAGGCAGATCTACAACGAGGTTGGGAGATGTTCTGCTCGCTGCTTAAATTTTGGCAACTGAAAAATCAACATACTTGAGATAAAAATGAAATCACATTTGAGTGAAGAGCTGGTCAAACAGATATTTTTCTACAGCGACGAGAAACGTAAGAACCCGCTGATTGCTGACGAGATAGACATTGTGCAATTTGCCGAGAAGCTGGAGGCCGTACTGCGCCCCCTGATCGCGGCCGAGGAGCACAAGCGCTGCGTCACGATCGTGGCTCACATGAACCGCGAAGTGGCCAGCAAGTTGGCCAACCAACGTCCGTAAAAAGGCCCCCGTCCCGCGAAGGATGGGGGCTTAAAGATACCGCAGGCAACTGGAAAGCCACGGCAATCCAAGCGGGGAGAGCCGCTCAAATTAGGGGGAGTACCCGGTGTACTCCTTCATTTTTTGCTTGTAATACTCCGGGTCATCTCGATAAGCTTGGGCAGCAGTCGCGCCCAAAGACAGCGGGATTCCAACCAGCGCAGCAGGGGGGAACATTGACAAGGCACCGCCAAGGGCGCTTGTCCCTTTCAGCGCCATTTTGGTCAGATCACGCTGGTCTGCTGGCTTGTCGTACTCGTGCACTATGTCGGCAAGGTCTAGCCCGGCTGAAAGTCCGGCAGCGGGAGGCAGCGCGTACTTGCCAACCGTGCCTACTGCCGATACAACTGGGCGCATCATCCCTTTGAACATGTTCGTCACGGTATCAAGGCCGGACATTACCCGTGCGCCCATGCCGGGAGGCGGCGGGGTTGTTGGTATTGGTGGGGGCTTGGGTAGCTGCACCAAGGATCCGGCAGGGGGTGGTGCCGCAGGGCCGGCCATGTGGCCCGGGGGCAGCTCTGACGGGCCTTGATACACATAGCTGGCCCGGGGGCCACCACCAACGCCTTGGTCAGGCGTCAACAGGCCACCGAACCTTGGGTTTTCAACATAATTGTTGCCGCCCATGCGTTGAACGTTTCTCATTGCCTCACGACGTTTTTCTGCAAGGTCCCAAGCGCCTCCCTCTTGCTTGGTGTTTGACAAGGCTTGGCCAGCTTCAATGTCCGTCAAGCCAAGTGCTTTGGCCGTGTTATATGGGATTACACCAGTCTGCCCCTTGGCCATTCGGCCAGCGTCGGCGGGCCCCATGGG